CACTCCCCCCAGTCCGCCCGCCTGCCCGCCCGCTCCGCCCGCCGGTAGCCGATGTTCTCCGCGAGCGTCCGGATCATGCCCGACAGAACGCCCCCGATACTTTCGCTTTTTGTTCCCCTCATACCGCGCCCCTCCAATCATCCCCACCAGACCGCACCACGAGAGCCACCAGCAGCCCGAGCCACCAGCAGGCCCCCGACACCCGAGAAGAGAGCAGGAGAGCCACCAGCAGCCCGCCAGCAGCCCGCCCGCCCCCCTGTAGCCCCTACAGCAGCCCGAGCACGACCAGAACGACAGCCCAGAGCAGCATCCGACCAACCGCCCGCCTCATGAGAACATCCGAGCCGGACGAATAGCGATCATCGCGTCCAGCGAGCTTTTGATCTCCGAGAACCGCGCCACGACATCAGCCCGTTCCATCGGCATCGCCCGCAGCGTCCCCGCATCAACACCCGCGAGCACTTGCCGCGCTCGCTCTGCGATGCCCTCAAGATCCGAATTCCCCGCGACGTTTCGAGCACTGAAGGTACCGAGGAAATCGGCAAAATTGGAGACGAGAGAATCACGGAAAATTCGAGGCTTCCCGTCCGCCCCCGGCTGGAGACGATCCAGCATATGAGCGATCAGATCTTGCATCGCCGTCGCAAGAGCCGATTCAACATCCTCCACCATTGACGCCACACGTTCCGCCGCCTTGAGTCGCTCGCGCTGGAAAATCTCCGGCGAAATCTCCGCCAGCAAGCCGGGAGTTTCGAGGCTCAAGTACGAGTGGGAAACCTTGAAACTCCGCCGCACCCGAGACGGAATCGGGTAATCGTTTGGATCGAACATCTGCCCGAGCCGGTACCGCGCTCGCTCAGTTTCGACCGCATAGTCAGACATGAACGCTTCGAGCAGCGAATCCTCATCCGTCAGGATCCGCGCTTGAGCAGCCCGGACCTTTTCGTCAGCCCGTTCCACGTGCGCCACCGGCAGCATGTAGATCGAGCCACGCGAGAAGAGCACCGAAGGCAACGCGAGCGCCCTGATCTCCCGCTTCAGTTCGCCTTGAGCCGAGCACAGCCGATCGTACGACTTGCAGGTCAGAATTTCCTTATTGACCGACACCAATTCGGGATCCGTGCCCCGCGTATCCACGGAGCTTGTCGCAACCTTTCGATGTACGCCGAGTGCCCCCAGTTCGAGAACCAGACAAATCGTGTTCGAGTCTAGGATCGAGTCGCTCATTCTGTCCCCCTTCCAAACGAGTTAGCTTCAAGCCACCACACTTCCGCCTCAAGGGCCGCCGCCCGACGCGAGAACGGACCCAAGATCGGACCGCCGGACGGACGCAGATCCGCAGACCAACCGCCCGCCTCTGGTTCTACATGAGACGCACGCCGGACGACAACAGGCCCGCCCGTGATCGACGGGAGATCGTCCGAGTACACGTACCGCAGATCATCAGGCCCGACACTCACGACGAGACGAGCACGCGCCCGCACTAGCGCCCCGCCTTGAGCACGTCCGCGCCCGTGACAGCCTGATACGCTTCGCCCGTCAGTACGCGCCCCTTGCCCCCCTGCCGTCCGAATAGCGCCCGCTCCAGTTCCAACGTCGCCGCCAAGCACCCGCGCCCTTTCATGCCCTCCACTTTGATCGTCACGTCCGCGCCATCCTCAGAGAACGACACCGTGATCTTGTGCCCCATCGTCACCCTTTCACCGCAACCAGATCCACGCGCCCCGACTTCGAGATCTTCCGCGTCACACTGTAGCCCTGCCGCTTGAGTTTCCTTTCGGCCACGCTCACCCCGTACCCGAGCTTGAGCCGGGAGAGCTTTGCCCCCGTGAGCTTTTCCAGACCGTACCCACCGAGAAAGGAATCGTACCGAAGCACGTACCCGCCCGGAACTTTGCACACCCCGATCTCGTACGCGCTCCGCCCGATCTCCCGCTTGCTTGCATCAGTCGCCCGGACGACATGATCGCACGTGCCCCACGTCGCGGGGTCACTGTCCGGTACCGTGTCGCCCATGAACCGACCAAACCACGTGAACGACTTCAGATCCCGCACCAACTCCAGACCCAACTCGGCCGCCGCCGACGCGAGAGCCGACAGGTCAGTAATCAGGATTGACTCCGTGACAACGTGAGACATGATCAGAACCTCCGTGCTGTTAGTTGGGGAACATCCAGAGACGCACCCGGCATCCGGTACACGCCCGGAACCGATGCCGACAAGAACGCGCCGGACGCCTGCCGACGCAGCCGATCAATCCACTCGGGATCCGCCGAGAGTACGGGAACGATGTAGCGTGCCGCCTCGCGTAGCGTCACCCGCAGCCGGTGTGCCCACTCGCAGCAATTCCGGATCTCCGCCCCCGTCCATGTCAGATCATCGGGACGCTCGGAGTCTAGCGGCAGACCGTACGCCGCCAACTGGATCGGCCAAATCGCGTCACGTTCGCCCGCGTCAGGTTGATCGAAAAACCAGATCCCGCCGGAGAACCGCCGCCGCAACTCGGTCGAAATGGCTTCCGGCCGATTGCACGACGCGAGGAAAAACACCCGACTCCCCGCAATACTCCAAAGCGTTTCCACAACCGCCCGGATCGACTGTTCAGACGAGCCGACATACTTGGAACGTGTCGCCCCGAGATCGAACGCCAGCGTACGTAAACCGAAAGTCGCCGCGACACACTTGGAAATCCACGACTTTCCACAGCCCGGAATCCCCGTGCCAATCACGCCCCGCCACCCTCGGTCCTCCATGGCGGTCAGCATCACCCCCGCCGCATCCGCGACCGTGCCGGAACTCTCGGTGGTCTGAGCCGAGACGGACTTGTCCCAATCGTCCAACCGCACAATGATCCGTGGCGCATCCTCGCCCAGGCAGACCATCCGCAGGAACCGCGAGATCTCGCACAGCCCGCCGATGCTGGACAAGTCGGCCCCGCCGTGCTCCAACCGCAGACCGGGAATCTGCCGAATCATGGCTTCCTTATGCCGCCACAGTTCCGCCAGATCCACGCGCCCCCGCGACCGATACACGACCGAGAACGCTTGCTCTATGCCGAAACGCGGTAGGCCGATCATCGCCGCCACTGCCCCCGCCGAGTCATCCGCGCTCGGCTCTGCTACGTCCCGCTTCGTCCGGACCCCCGCCATGATCTCCGCCGAGATCTCCGCAATCTCGGCCTCAGTCGGAAGCGCGTCTTCGACCGTGAGCACATCCCGCGAGAACTCCGGCGGAACCGTGCCCCCTTGCGTCAGGAGAAGGATCGACTGTCCTCGCGCCTTGCACCAATCGCGCAACAAGCACACCCCTTGAATCGTGCCCGTGTCATCCCACGCAGTCCGGTGAGCGAGATGGACCGCCAGCAGCCCCCGCAGCGGCAGGCCCCGTCCCTCGGTCATCACTGCCCGGAACGCATCCGACAGGCTCATCGGCTGTTCCACATCCAGCGAGAGCAGCCACTCGCGCCCCAAATCCGACAGCGGCAGCAGCCCCGAGAACGCATCCCACGTCACGAAGGCAAACTCCCCCGCGAGCGAGGCCCGCAGCCGAGTGAGCAACGCCGATTCATCGGCCGTTGACACCACGATCAACGGTACGGCCGCTTGCCGCGCTTCGAGAATCGCCAGAACCGGATCAGACGTACCACGCATCACACAGCCCCTTTCAGAACACCAGACAGACCGACAGCAGCAGCCCGCCAAGGACCGCCAACACGACGAGACGCAGTGAACGACCCCCCATCACTTGCCCCCCTCCAGAACGAGCACCACCACCAGCCGCCCGAGCGCCACCGAGTACAGCATCAGGCAGAACGCCAAGCCGAGCGCGTGCCACTCCGCCCGCGTCACTTGCCACCCCCGACCGGCACATACCACACGCCAGCGTCACCCACCAGATCCAGAACCTCCACCGGAACCCCGCGCCCCGCTAACCGCGTCCACACGTCACACCCGCACACCACGCACGCCCCCACCTCAAAATACACCCCACGCTCCGACTCCACCCGCACCTCCGACCGTCTCACCCGACACCGATGCTTCCGCCCCGTCTCACCGTTGTACTTCCGCATACCTCGCCCCCTTGCCCGAAACCCCGAGTGTCAAAGAATCCCCCAACGCCAAGGATTGACGCTAGAGACTGCCACCCCGCCGCCGTGCCCGAGTGCTCGCAAGAAATGTTGCACAAGTGACACAACATGCAAGCCATGCACCAACATGCAAGCACACTATATACTCGTGTTCCCGAGCACCCTAAATCCTATAGTCTGCCGGACGTTACACTATTGTCACACTTATCACGCTTTTGAGTGACTTTCTCCGCCAGAACGCCGACCGCGCTAGAAGCACCCTAGATGCCCTTTGCTCGCAGCAGGTCAGTTATGCAGCCAAACTACCTACCTCGCGCCAAGGCCCGAGAAATGGCCCCGTAGCCCCTAGAATGGCCTGTGGATTATTCACGGAAACCGGCGGATAAAGTGTGCCTAACCTGTGGAAATCCTGTGGAAATCGTTATGTACCAAGGCTCGGATGGGTATGCAGGAAATTGTGGTCAGTATGCAGAGCACCACAAGAGAGCCGGACGTGTTCTATCTTGGGACACGAGCACCCGAGCCGAGCACGCTGGACAGACGAGCACGCAAGGACGCAGGCGCAGACGTGAGCACAAGGACGCATGCGCGTACCCGCCCCGCGCCTTCCCGCCTGCCCTGCCGCCTTCCCTGCCCGTCCTGCCCGTGTCCTCGCCCATCGTCCGACCATCGCGCCCGCAGACTTGGCATGGCTCATCTGAGGGGCAGGGTTGTGGCACGCTGCTCATCTGGCGGGGGGATACTTGGCACGCCACTCACCGGGGGAGGCCCCTCTTGGCATGCCGGTCATCTGCGGGGGGTGGGGGGGAACAGTCCGCTCGCTATATACCCCTCTTTTTTCTAAAAATTTTCTAAATTTTCTGATTTCGTGATAGGATGCTCGGGGGGTATGTATGCGAGACTTATGCGACTATCCGGGGTGTGGGAACGTGCGAGCGTTGAAGGACGTTGGTCCGAACGGTGTGAGGCACTACCGGGCGTTCTGTCAGAAGCATCATCACGGCGGTCACACGGTTCGTGAGACGCACGGGAACGTCTGTTCGCGGTGTAGCTGGAAGGGGAAGGTGCAGCGACATCGGATTGATCCGAAGGGGAGCTACCGGAGCGTGAACTTGGAGATTCTGTGCCCCAACTGCCACAACGCCGCGCACGGTCGAGGCGAGTGGAATTGTGAGCAAGTAAGCGGGATGTGAGTCTCCGACTATCATGGTGCAACATTGTCAACATGCCTTTGCTACGAAGTGATTGATTCTAAAGGGAAATGGAAGGGACAAAGCGAGTGTCCCTTATATCTATATCTACTTCTAGTATCTAGATCTTGTATTTCGGAGGGGAGTGTGAGGGGAACCAACGGCCGGGGTGGTAATCTGGTCGGGTGAAGACCTTGGTGCGGCTGACGGACGTGGTGGAGATGCTGGAGACGCTGGTGGGGTGGATGGAGCGGAACCCTGGCGCGGCGGCATCGTCGGAGTTGCGGGGGCGGGTTCAGGAGTTGAAGCGACGGGTGGGGCGGTTGTGCGACGAGGCGCAGCCGAGTGTGCGGCGGCGTCGGTTGTCGGGGACGTGGGCGCACGACGCGCAGCGGGGGAGTCGTCGGCGGAAGGGTTGACAGGGGGAGTAAGCTGAAGGAGTCCGCTCACGCCGGACGCTCACCGGCCGCTGTTGTGCGTCGGCCAGATTCGCAACCTCGGGAACGGTGGGAGCGCCAACTCCGCGTCCGGCGCGAGCCATTCGAAAGGGCCAGTATGAAGACCGTCCTCGGTGCGCTGTGCCTCGCGCTCGTCCTCGGGAGTGTCCCGGCCGTCGCGCAGACCCCGGTGCCCTCTCCGACCCCGCCCGCGACGAAGCTCTCGTGGGATCACGACGGCATCAACACGGACGGCTACCGGCTGAAGATTGACGACGTGACGAGTGTCGTCGTCGCCACGTGTGCGGTGGTCAACGCCGTCCGAACGTGCGACACGCCGTTTCCGGCCTTGACGCCGGGGAATCATACCTTGTGGGTGATTGCGTTCAACGCGGCTGGCGAGGCGTCCTCGGACCCGTTCCTCGTCTCCGTCTTCGTGCAGCCCACGAAGCCGACCGGCATCCGGATCATCCAGAAGTAGGCCATGGGGCGGTATCCCTTTCCGGAGACGCCGGTCATGGACGGTGAGCGCGGCGAACTGGCCGAGTTGAGCGACGACGCCATGAACGCGATCGGCATCGCGCTCCGGATGAAGGGCTACACGGCCAAGGACATCGCCATCGCCTTGGACGTGCCGCTCACACAGGTCCGGCGCGTGCTCCGCAACGGCCGCGTGAACGGCAAGCTCCGCGATGTCGTCGAGGACTTGCAGGCGTCCGCGTTGCCGCTCGCGGTGGAGGGCCTCATCGAGTCGCTGGAGCGCGGCGAGCGGTGGGCCATCTCGGAAACCTTGCGCGGCCTCGGGGCGTTCAAGACGCACACGGCCCAACAGATTGACGCGAAGACCGAATCCACCGAGTTGTCGGTGACGTTCGTGCAGCCCAACGCGCCCATGGTCATGAATCCCAACGGCATTGTGGGCCGCGCTCGCGGCTTGGAGATTCTCGATGCCCCCGTTCAAGCCCTACGTCTCGAAGCGACAGCAGCGGTGGGCACACACGCCGACCGGCCGGAAGACGCTCGGCAAAGCGGACGTGGCGGGGAAGGACACGCGCACCACCGACAGTCGGCTCCCCGAACGATCGGCATCGTCGGCGGCAAGCTCGCCCTTCCAACGGCTCCGGCGTGACGCCTTCAACACGCGGGAAGACTGATGCCCAACCCGCTCGACTACATCCGGCGGCAGATTGCGGCGTCGATCGATCGCGGGCCGATGCCTGCGGTGCCCCCGTCGCCCGCTCCGCCGTCGCGCACGACGCGATCCACGGATGGTCCCGTCCCTCGCGTCCGCGTCGTCGATACGCGGGAGGTCGCCCCCAACGCTCGGCTGGCCGGGAACTACGCGAGCGAACCGCTGGCCGACGTGATTCGATCCGCGAGTACGCACGGGATGCCGCCTGATCTCGCGCTCGCCATGGCGATTCGGGAGCAGTCGAGTGATCTGGCGAACCCGTCGCTCGCGGGCGGCGACTCGTTCCGCAATCCGCTCACGCTCAATCGTCCGGAGCCGTGGATGCGGCAGGAGCCGTCGCTGGTGGAACCGGCGATTATGCACGCCGTCGAACGCGCCTCCGCTGTCGCGCCCGCCGGACGCGAGCGACAGGTGCAGGCGTTTCAGGGACTCGGCAAGCAGCCCACCGGATACAACGAACGCTTTCTCGGGGAAGCGAATCCGTATGCCAAGGCGGTGGAGGAGATTCGCCAGCGCGTCGTCGCGCCGTCCGCCGCGCTTCAGGCGCTCCTGCGAACCGTGCAGCCGCTCCCCTTGGACCCCACGGGCTACTCGTCGGAAAAGATCCAGGCGATTGCCGACACGATGACCCGCCGCACCCGGAATCCGGGCCTCTGGAAATGAGTACGAATCCCGCGCACGCGACTCCCGGCACGGGACACGTCAACCTCATTTACAATCCGTATCAGCAAGCCTTTCTCAGCGCCCTCGCGCAGCGCCAGCCGAACGGACAGCGAGCGTTCACGCGCCTTGGCCTCTTCGCCGGACGACGCAGCGGCAAGACGCTCATCGGCGGAGCAGGCACCGTCGTCGAAGCCGGGAAGTACGCCAATCAATCCATCATGGTCTGTGCGGGCAGCTACCCGAAGCTCCACGACTTCGTGATGCCCGCGATCTCGCTGGTGCTCCCCGTCTCGTGGCTGGCGAAGCCGTTCTCGGCCTCACACTACGAGTGGACGCTGAAGAACGGCACCATCATCCGGGCGCGGTCGCTTGACGACATCAATCGCGGACGCGGATCCGGCCTCGACGTGCTGTGGATTGACGAAGCACGAGACGTGGCGCTCGTCGCGTGGAAGACGCTGGTGCCCTCGCTCATCGACCGCAAGGGCACGGCCATCATCACGACGACGCCTTCGGGCTTCGACTGGTGTTACGACTCGTTCTGGAAACCGGCCGAAGAGCAGACACCGGGCTTTTGGGCGTGCAAGTACAAGTCGGTCGAGAATCCCGCGCTCGATCCGAACGAGATTGAGAACGCTCGGCGCGACATGGACCCGCTCTTCTTTCAGCAGGAGATGGAAGCGGAATTCGTGTCGTTCACGGGCGCGATCTACGGCGACAGTTTCGGCGCACAACTGCTCGACAGCGACTACAAGGTGCGCCAACTGCTCCCCGAGTGGCCGCGCATCAGCCCCGAGCGCCAGATTCTCGTCGGCTTGGATCCGGGCGCGGACCATCCCTTCGGAGCCGTGGTGCTCGTCGCCACGGAGCACGGGCTGGTGTGCATTGGCGAGTACTACGCCCGCAACGAGAGTGCGATGCGCCACTCACAGGCGCTCTACGCGCTCCTGCATCAGCGCGGCGTGGCGGGGGTGAACGTATGGGCCATCGACCGCAGCCAGAAGCAGATGTCGATCGAACTCGCGCAGCATGGGATTCACTGCTCTGCCGCCGAGAACGACGTGATCAGTGGCATCAATCGGGTCAAGAGTTGGCTCCTCGGCCGTCGCCTGTGGATCGTGCAGCCACACTGCCCCAAGCTGGTGGGCCAGATGTTCTCGTACCGGTGGGCGGAAAATACGGACGCGAGGGGTGAGGCTCGACGCGAGCGCGTGGTCAAGACGAACGACGACCTCTGCGATGCGCTCCGCTACGCCCTCATGTCCTGGCCGGAATTGCCGTACCCGGAGCCGCCCTCGGGCTTGCGCGATCTCTCGAAGCTCCCCGATGATGTCCGGTGGGCGCTTGAACGCGAGCAGCGACACGACCACCCGGAAAACTTCGAGGAGGAAGAGGAAGAAACCGCCGGACTGCTCGGGACCACAGGGGAAGACGAAAATCCAGTGGGTAACTTTTGGGGGTGAGCGCATGTGGATCGGGGCCGACAAGTTCTGGAAGATCGTGGAGTCGCTGGCCGTCTCCAACGAGCGCATCAAAACGCTCACGGGTGAAACCGCGCATCACGAGGCGACGATCGAGTGGATGCGAACGCACATCAATCGGCTGGAGATGGAGCGGGCGTTGCTCATGCAGACCGTGTATCATGCTCCGCTAGGATCCTTCGAGATTGAGCGCCAGCCGGTCAACGCGGCGAAGCCGGAAGGCATCGTGGGTGTTCCGGCGCAGGACGACACCGACGACGGGCGACTCGGCATCCTCACGGACCATCAGGCGCTTCTCGAAGACATGGGCGATCACGAAGCGGGGCGGCAGGGCATCAAGCTCGAAGCAGACGGCACAGCGGTCTATACGAAGTAGCGGAGGACGGCCATGACGCTTTCAGTTCTGCCACCGCCAGCCAGTCCCGTTCCCCCGGCGATGCCCGGACTGCCCGCGTTCGGATTCCCGCAAGCGGCTCCCGCGATCGGGCCAATCGGTCCCGACTTCACCGACGACAAGAAGCTCCTCGCGCTCTTCAAGACCCTCAAGGACGAAGCGTACGACAACCGCTTCGTGTTCGAGCGGGGCTGGTGGAGAATCATGCTCTACCTGCTCGGACGCCAGTGGATCTACTACGACGTGCAGCGTGGGCAGTGGGCCGACAAGCGGATAGCGAAGTGGATTCCCCGGCCCGTGACCAACAAGATCGGGGAAACGCTCGGATCCTACCGCAGCGTCTTCCAGTCGGTGCAGTTGACGTGCCGTGCGCGGCCATCCGGCAACGACCCGATCAACGTGACGACCGCCGAAACCGCCGACAAGCTCGAAGTGCCGATTCGCGCCGAGCACGACATGGAAGGCGTGCAGCTTGAATCCGACTTCTGGTACATCACGCTTGGGAATGTCTTCTGGCATCCGTGGTGGGACAAGCGAGCGGCGACAGGGAATGCGTTCATTCCGTTCGAAACGTGCGTGCAGTGCCAACAGGTATCCGGCCCCGACGAGATTGAAGACGCGGGGGGTGTATGCCCAAAGTGTCGCACGTCTACATCGTTCATCAAGGCGGCTGGACCGGACGGCTCCCCGATCGGCATGACCCACTCGACCGGTGCAGGCCGAACGGACGTGTGCTCACCATTCGAGATTGCTCTGCCCGCCGGGTACCGGGAATTCAAGGACGTGTCGCACCTGATTCGAAGCCGCTGGCGCACGAAGCAGTACTGCGAAGCGAACTACGGCGATCTGGCAAAGGAGCTTCGCTACGACAAGATGCCCATGGAGCGGTCCCTTCAGCTTCTCCGGGCACTGGCGACGACCAGCGACCAGTCCAACGTCTCCCTCGCGTACGCGACCACAGGGACCGTTTCTAGCCTCGCAGAAGGCATCACGGAATTCGAGTTGTGGGTGAAACCGTCTCGGGACTACCCGGACGGCCTCTTCCTCCGAGTCGCAGGGGAAGCGCAGCCGAAAGTCATCCGGCTCTCGTCCGAAAGCACACCGGGACCGTTGCCGTACCACACGTCCGAAGGCAATCCGCTCTTCCCGTGGCTCCATTCCGGCTACGAACACACGGGCGGGCGCATTTGGGCACGCAGCCCGCTCGAACCGCTGCTCTCCAAGCAGGACCAGATCAACCAGCTTGATTCGCTGATTCAGTTGATCATCCAGCGCACCGCGAATCCGGTCTGGTTGGAGCCGAAAGGCTCCGAAGTGAAGAAGTTCACGGGCGAACCGGGCCTCGTCGTCAAGTACAACCCGCTCATCGCGGCCGGAGCCGCGAAGCCGGAGCGGATTCCCGGCGAGCCGGTGTCTCCAACGCTCATGCAGCTTCGTCAGGGGTACATCACCGACCTCGAAAACCTCGCGGGTACGTCCGACATCCTGAAAGGCCAACGCCCTCCGAACATCGAAGCGTTCTCGGCGCTCCAACTGCTCGTGGAACGCTCGCAGAGCCGCTTCGGACCCGCACTAGGCCAGCGGGGGAAGTTGTACCGCGACTGGTACAAGCTCGCACTCGAACTGGAGCGCACGCACGGCCCCGAAACGCGGGTGTACGCGGTCCTCAGTCCGAATCAGTCATGGACGTTCGAGAATTTCAAGAAAGCGAACCTCTCGGGCGAGATCGAAATCATCATCGAAGACGGATCGCAGACGCCGAAGACCTCACTCGGCAAGCGAGCCGCGATCGAGCAGTTGAATCAGCTTGGCTTCATCGACAAAACCGACCCGGAGCAGCGGTACACGATTCTGAAGACGTTCGGGCAGACGGATCTGCTCCCGAGCCTCGACAACGACGTGAAATCCGCGCTTCAGGAGCAAGATGCGTTCGAGCGGTGGGCCGCAAGCCCCGGATCGGAGCCGTTGCCTCCGCCGATGCCGATGCCGATGCTATCGGACCCCGGCATGTCGCCCGAACCACCGTCGCTGCTCGCCCCGCAGCAGGAGACGCCGGGGGAAGGCTCTCCACCCCCGGCTGGTAGTCCCCTTCCAGCCAACGAAGGTCAACCTTCGGCGTCTCTCTCGTCTCCGGCGGAATCGCCGTCTCCGTTGCCCAATCCGCCGCCGGAATACGCCGAGCCGTCCCCGTTTGTGGTGCAGTACTGGCACAACGACGGCGTACACAACGCCGAGCATCGGAAATGGGCGAACTCTGACGCCTTCCGAAATATTCTCAAGGACCGACTCGATCTCGGAGAGCTTCTGACGACCCACATGCAGAGTCACGACCTCGCAGTGGTGAAAAAGCAGATGCTCCAAGGACAACTTCAGGCCGCGTTGATGCCACCGCCTCAAGGTGGTGCCCTTGCGATGTCACAGTCGAACAAGGAGAGCGGCAACCCGAGGGACGTGCCCAGTGGACAGTCTGAGGCCGTTCAGGGGCGAGGCCCCGAGTAACCCCCGCTTGACAGGTGGGAGATACTGTCCACAGACCCGAGCGGAACTAACCGCTTCAACAAAGGTGGGTTATGGCAGGAAGTGATTGGCCGGAATTCTCGATCCCCACAGAGGGAGACACTGGCGGAGAAGCACCCCCGCCAGCGGGCGGATCCCCCGCCCAACCGACGCCGCCTGCGGCCTCTGGTACTCCACAGGCGTCAGGTACCCCTCCGGACGAGACGATTCCGAAGTACCGCCTCGACGAAACCACCGCACGCCTTCAGTCAGTCGAGCGACAGAACGCACAGCTTCTCGATACCATCACGCGGTTCATGCAGCAGCCGCAGATGGCCCCCACACCCGCAGCGGAGCCGGACGAGGAAACGCAGCGGAGACAGCGCATCAGGGATCAGATTCTCGAAGTCTATCCCGAACTCAAGGATGCCGTGGAGCTAGCGAAGCTACGCCAGAAGCTCGAATCCACGATTGCCCAAAACGAGCACCGAAGCCAGCAGGACGAGCAGATGTACGACGCGTACGCCAAACGCGCCATCTCCGCCGTTCACGACGACTTCGCGCCGATGATTCTCGGCAAGGGCAAGACGGGAAAAGACCTCACCGAAGCCAGCCGGGATGAACTGAAGCAGTCGTTCATCCGATGGATCGGTGCCGCCCCGGATCGCATCGAGCGGTACAACCGCTACGACGAGTCGTTGCGGAAGGACTTTCTGGCCGATTGGTCGGCGCGGTGGGTTGAGCCACTCAGACGTTCTGGAAACGCGACGATGGTCCGACAGGCTCGCACGACGCAGAACCTTCCGGTTGGCGGCAGTGTGACCAGTCCCCTCGGAGCGCCTTCAGGCAAACCATCAACCCAACCAGACAACGAGGACGAGATCTACGAACGTGCCGCAAAGATGGCCTTCGGGATGCGCGAGGGTCAGACACCGTAGCTCGTCGGAGGATCGACCATGCCGGGAACCAACACGCAGATCATCTCGGCCACTCTGAAGACCGTCTTCGAGGACTTCGTGGCCGAGCAGACCAACAACAAATTCCCCCTGAAGGACGAATTCAAGTTCAAGCAGCTTGAGTACGCCGGTCAGGAGGTGCAGTACATCGCGCACGTCACGCGCAACATCTCCCCGATGTTCGTGGGAGAAGACGGGGCCTTCGCGGACGCCGGAGCGCAGGGCAGCGTGCGTGTCCACATCGGCCAGCGCAAGATGATGGCCCGGATCCGGATGACCTCCGAGTCCATGGCCGACTCGATGAAGTCGGAAGGCGCGTACGTTTCGGCCCGCAAGGACGAGATGACCCGCCTCATCGACGACATCGCCCGCATGGAAGAGTACGCGCTGTCCTCGGACGGCCGGGGCGTGCTCGCGCTGGTGAACTCCGCCAACGCGAACGGCGCAGGCGTGGCCTGCCCCATCGATTCCCCCGGCAACATCGCCGGGAGCGCCTTCGGCAACCGCTTCTTCCTCCCCGGCATGTACATCGCGTTCGTCAACCCGACGACGGGCGCGTTGCGGACAGGCATCCGGAAGGTTGTGGCGTGTCCGGCCGCTGGCACGACCATCACCCTCGACGCCGCAGCGGACGCGAGCGTGGTGGACAACGACTACATCGTGCAGGCCGCGAACTCCGCCGTCACAGACGTGCTCGACACCTCGTACGAGCACGGGTACTACGGCCTCGTCGCGCTCTTCGACGACGGCACGTACCGGAACAACTACTTCAACATCGACCGCTCGATGTACGGGCAGTACCAGACGTACGTGAAGTCGAGCACCGGGGCGCTGTCGCTGGACCTCTTCCAGCAGTGCTCCGATGTGGTCGATCAGAAGCTCGGCGGGCGCATCGACATCATGACGATGCACCACAGCGTCCGGAGGGTCTATCTCCAGATGCTCGAAAGCGACCGCCGGTATCAGGGCCGCGACCTCCAGAAGCCGGACGGCGGCACCGTCGCCTTCAAGCAGGGCGACATCACCATGGGCGAAGTGCCGATCAAGGCGATCCGCACCCACCCGCTCGGGATGGTGTTCGGCCTCGACACGAAGGGCGTGGACTGCTGCTGCTACGGCAGCGAGAAGGGCAAGTGGGTTGACGACGACGGGCACGTCCTGATTCGCGTCGGCTACGGCAGCGCGGCTCGGGACAGCTTCGAGGCATGGTACCGGAAGCGGCTCCAGTACCACGCTCGGTACCCCGGCAAGGCGTTCCGCCTCGACGGTGTGACCGGCCAGTCGCTCATCGTCGTTCGTGACTTCTAATCGGCGGAGCTTGGCAGGCGGAGCCGGTTAGATAGGCGCGGCTGGCCTCAACCACCAGCCGCGCCACTTTAGAAGGGGCAGATGAAGGACGAAACGATCATCGAAGTCGTCAACCGCACGACGAAACCGCTCAACTATACGTGGGACGGGATTCCCGGCATCCTCGTACCGGGATACAAGGTCAACGAGAAGGGCGTGGTCGTTCCGGCGGGACGCGACGGACAGGTGCGAACCGTCCACCTCCAGTCGTCGGTCGCAGAGATGGCTCGGCGGCAGAACATCAAGCACGGCAGCGAGGACCGCTGGCAGGGCCGCGTGGAGATGCTCGTCGGCATCGCGCACCGCAGCGAAGAGAACGTCGTCACGGCTGCTCCGCATTGGCTCTTCAACGACATCAGCCACACGGAACAGGGCGACTCGATCGAACGATTCGACCGATCAACGATGGGAGAGGCAGATCGCAACGTCCATGCGATGTCTGCCACGGGCTTTCCACAAGGCCGTGGCCCCACCCTTGAACCCGGCCGAGCCGGGAACGATGGTCCCATTGGCGTCATGCCGGGAGCCGGAAACTGATGCTCCACTCGCTCAACGCGCTCCCGTCGTCGAAGTTCAACCCGAGCCTGAATTTCGTTCAGGAGGAGAATCCCTTCGGGCTTTCCAGCCCGCCGAATTGGTTTCTGGAAGACCTGTGGAACTTCGATCCCTGTCTGGTGATTTTCCCGTCGAAGGAAGAAGCCCTGTACAGGTTGGCGCGGAGAGCGGAGCACGGCGCACCAGTGGTGAGGCTCTTGACCGGACGGCCGGACACCGGGATCTTCGTGAAGCACCGACTGGTGCCGGTCACGTCGATTCTCCCGTCCCCGATGGTGCAGTGGGGGCCGGTGCTCCTGAAGGATCTGGCGGAGCGGGACATCCGGAGACAGGGCGGATTCAAGCGAGCCGCTTCGTTGCTCGACCAGCAAGACGCGGACGCTGACGCGAAGTGGCATCGGGAGAACGCAGACGGCGCGGAGGTTCGTGCCCGCGCTTCGTGGCGAGGTCAGAAGTGGACGAACGGACAATCCTTGGATCTTGGTGCCCGCAAGAACCAAGGGGCGCGGACGGGCGCTCGGAAGACACACTATCCGGGGCGCATCGACCCTCGCCTGCGACCCGCCCATTCGGGCGACGGCGCACTATTCGGGCATGATCGAATCCTGCAAGAAGCTACGCCCTATTTCGATGAAACGCCGTCTCGGGAGAGCCGGATCATCATCGCAACCGCGTAGCAAGGAGAAGACCAAATGGCTCTGAGTCTCGAAAGCATCAACCTCGTCAAGCAGCGGACCAGATGGCAGACCCGCACGCCGGGAGCCGTGGAAGCCCTGCGCTCCCTGTGGAAGCACATGGAGCAGTTGGGCAACCCCGATCTCCAGTTCGTCTTCTACGACGAAGCGGGGCAGGCGGGCAAGGTCATCGCGGATGTGCCCTGCAAGGTGTACGCGCTCTACATCAAGAAGCCAGCCGCCTCGACGACCCTGGCCTTCCTGAAGTTGATCAACGCGACCACGGTCGGCACCGAAGCCAAGGGCGACATCACGATCATGCAGGCCGCAGCGGTCGGTGCGAAGAAGGAATTCTGCATCGTGTTCCACGATGGCCTGTCCTTCGCCACGGGCGTCACCGTCGCCAGCGACAAGGCCGTGGACAACAGCACGGCGTCGGAAGTCGCGGACTCGTCGGCCGGGTTCGTGATCGTCGGCGCGGCGTAGACACGACGCAGGGGGCCGGTAGGATCGGAAGGCGGCTCATACCCGCCATCAAAGTGGGTTCGATTCCCTCCCCTGCAACCACTCAGCCGGGTTAGCGGCTCCTCTCATTCTCGGCTCCAGCATGGCGGGGGTCTAACCGCCCCTAGCCCCAGTGGAGCAGGAGACAACATGGCTGCAAAAGCGATTCACAAGCAAGCAGGCGAAGCGAGCCGTGGCACTAGGCCCGGTTCAACCGACATCTTCTACGACGAAACCGCCGATGTCGTGAAGGTGATCAACAACGCCGGTTCCGCCATCGCGCTGCTCTCGACGGGATCGGAATTCACGCTCGCGGGAACGGAGACGGTCACTGGCGCTCACACGTTCCAGGGCGCTCAGGTTCACGAGGGCGCGGAGACACACGCAGGCGTCGAGGAACACACCGGAGCCGAGACGCACTCTGGCGCGGAGACGCATTCGGGAGCCGAGACGCACTCGGGCATCGAAACCCACTCGGGCGCGGAAACGCACTCGGGCGCGGAAGTCTTCTCCGGTTCGCCCACGGGAATCGTCGTCGCCAAGACGGTTTCCTTCGCGGAGGACGCTACGAGTACCTCGCACACGGGAACGGTGGTTATCCCGGCCGGTGCGACCCTGCTCGACATCCGTATTTCGTCTGGTGCGCTGTGGACCGATGCCGCCGCCGCTGTGCTGTCGGTCGGTGACGCGGAAGCCGCGACCGGCTGGTTCAACGCGATCAGCCTCAAGGCGACGGATCTTCTTGTCGGAGAAGTGCTGTCGATCGAAGGGTCCGAGAACTGGGGCGGGAAACAGGGCGCATACCTCGTGGCCGCGACCGGCCGCAAGGGGCAGGCGACCGCAACCAAGGCGGGAACGTTCTACACCAACGCTGGCAGCGTGATCGCCGTCATCACCGTCACGACTCCCGCTGGCACGACCGGGAAGACCTACATGACCGTCTTCTACGCGGTTGGGACCGCTGTGGCTCCGGTCAAGGCGTAACAGGAGGACACGATGGGCTTGATTGCTCGCTCCAGTGTCTTCCACGATGAATTCGCTCGCATCTTCCAGCCGATTCTCTACGAGTTGTCGGTGCTGGTGGGCGCGGACCCGTCTGCGGCGGCGGTCATTCCCGCCAAGGCCGGGTATGCGATCTGCATCCAGTCGGTGATCTTCAGTTGCTCCACGTCCGACGCGCACACGATCACGGTGCGGGATGATGCGACGACGCCGCTCATCGCGGCGATCTTCCCATCCGACCCCGGCATCGGGACGCGGGCGGTGGACTACTGGCCGCTCGGGATGCAGATGACGACGAGCAAGAACATCGACATCGCGGCGAGCGGAACCGGCCTCGTCGGAACGCTCGTCATCACCGGGTACTACGCTCCGATCGGCCCGTTCACACCCGCGACGGTGTAGCGGACAGGTGACGTGACTCGGGACGGGGGAGAGACAACCCCCGTCCCCTCTTTCCAAGAGGTTTGACAATGGCGCACCTGTACGTTCCCGTCGCCAGCGGTGTAACTGCGATGGTGCAGCGGACGAACGCCGCTGACATCCAGATCGACTCCGACGACGACATCCTCAAATACAAGGATGGCGACGATGCCGTGCGGAAGGTCGCAACCCTCTTCACGGAACTCGTCACGGCCGCGAGAGCCGTCGTCGCCGCCGACAACGGCAAGATTCTCCTCCTCAACGCCGCGACGAACATCAACGTCACCCTTCCGGCGACCGTCATCGGATTCCGCATCACGATCGGCGTCCTGCTTCCGGCTGGCGGCGGGGCGCTCCACCAGATCACGCCCGTTGCGGGCGACAAGATTCAGGGCACGAACGCGGCCGGAACTGCGCTCGACGGCGCAGACGGGATCGCGCTCAAGCACACGCAGGCGACGGCCGCGAAGGGCGACTACGTGACGCTCGTCGCGGACGGCGCGGCCGGATGGCTGGTGCTCGGGACGCAGGGCGTGTGGGTCAAGGCATCGTAGCTGGAGACACCATGGCGACGACACTTCAGTCGATCATCACCGATGTTCGCTCGCTCTTGATTGCCCCGATCTCCGGCGACAACGCCGACGAATTCTGGACGGATGCCGAACTGCTCGGGCACTGCAACCGTGGGATCAAGGAACTCTGGCGGGAGATCAACGACCTCTACCAGAACTACTTCCTCACGGTGGACAAGACGAACGTCTACACCGTTGCCAGCAGCGACCTCCTCGCTGGCGTCCCGAGCGACGTGTCGATCATTCGGAAGATCGCGCCACGCGACCCGACTGCCTACCCGTACCTCCGCTTCGAGTACAAGAGCTACGACCACAGGGACTTCATCGCGGCCGAAACTCAGGCAGCGGTAGACCAGACACAGATCAGGCTCATCTACTTCTACATCTCACAGGCGGGCGCTCCCGTCGCGGCACCTGAAATTCACATCGCCCCGCTCGTCTCGGCGGCGATTCCGCTCACGCTGGCCTACGTGCCGACTCTGGCAACGCTGACCGCCTCGGACAACAACCCGATTCCGGGCGAGAGCGACCAAGCCCTCATCAGTTGGACGCTCGCATGGGCGCGGGCGAAAGAGCGCGAGGACCGCTCACCCGACCCCAACATCATCGCCACGTACGCCGCCGAGCGGCAGAAGATTCTGACCGCGCTGACTCCGAGACAGACGCAGGACGAGGAAGTCGCTGAAGCGCTCTTCGAGGAGTGGTCATAATGGCGAAGAGCCAGATCGAAACCCACAAGATCGCCACGTACAACCTTGGCGAGAAGGGTGTCGTCATCACCAAGAGTCCGGTGCATGGTGAAGACGGCGAACTGGCGTTTGCACAGAACGCGGTCCCGAATCCTGAAGGTGGGCTGTCCGGCATCAGGAAGCGCATCGGCTTTTCGGCGCTCAACACGTCGCTGGCCGCTGGCCCGATTCTCGCGTTCATCTCTGCGAACCTCGTCGATCCCGGCGTGATGGCGACGAACCCGGCCGCGTTTGGCAAGTGGCTCTACTCGACCAATGGCGGGACGACGTGGGTCTACCTCGACGTGCAGCAAACCGCGACCGTGGTGCCGATCAACTACGAGAACGCCACTGACCGTCTGAGCTTCCTGCATCTCACGGAGAATACAGACAAGGACGGCCTCACAGCGATCGACCAGTCCGCCTTGGTCAACCAGTGGGCGGCGAGCACGGCTCCGGCGGCGGGATTCAACCCGGCGCGAGCCGCCTACCCGAACATCCACACGCTCGACCTCGGAGACGCCACTCTGTACTACGTCGCGGCCGATGGGCTGTCAATTCGGAAGTGGGGATTGGGCGGAGACTCGCAACTCGTAGCGATGCCAGCGGAAGCAAAGGCCATCGTCGATTGGGACACGGACGGCACGAACATTTGGGTGCTGACCACCTACGACTTCAACTACCCAACCGAACCGTACCGCCAACAGGTCTACAAAGTGTCGGTTGCGGGTGGAACCATCGCCAAGGTTGGGTCCGCACTCGCGCTGACTGGCGGGACGGTCAACGGAGCGACGACGTGGCTTCGACACTTCTACTCGCTGGTGGTCATCAATCTCAATGGCGACACGCCGACGTGCGTCATCGGTGGGTACGAGTGGATTCAGGACTCCAACACCCTCGAATGGACCCAACAGGCGCGGGTGATCAAACTCGCCGGAACCGCCAGCGATTCAACGTCGCCAACCGACATTCTCGCGGACTACGACACGAAGGACATTCAGACAGGAAATGCGTTCGCCACGCTGACCGCTTCGGCGCTGCTCTCGACTCCGGCCTACGTTGGCGACCCGAATCCTTCGTCGAAGATCGTCCAGTTCGCCGCCGGAGACACGGTGACGGTAGGCGACATCGTGTACACG